TAAATGTAATGACAAAATTAAATGATGATGCATTACAAATTGTAGAACAGATATTACCATTCTTCCAACCTGCATTTAACATTACAATAGACTTAGTAAGTTCTATTGGAGAGAAAAGAGATATTCCTATTGTATTGGAAAATATTAATTTTGAAGATGAGTATGAATCAGATTTTCAAACTAGAAGAGTCTTGATGTATACTTTTAATTTTAATGCTAAAACTTATCTCTTCGGTCCTGTCGCAGATAGTACAGATGGACTAATCAAAAAAGTTCAAGTGGATTACTATTCTAATACTGAAACAGATACTGCTAAGAGAGAAATGAGATACAAAGTACAACCAGATCCTTTAACTGCAGGACCTGCAGATGACTTTGGATTTAGTGAGAGCACTGAGATGTTTAGTGATTCTAAGATTTACAGTCCAACTAGAAGAGAGGATGTATAATGTCTAAACCAATAGACGACGCATTAAATACTACATCTGATGATCATGCTTATGTACAAAAGTTTAATAAGCATAAAGATGTACCTGAGAAAAAAGATCATGGTGCTGAGATAGATAAAGACTATCAATACTCCAGAGCACAGTTATATAACTTAATAGAAAAAGGACAAGAAACTCTGGATGGTATAATGGATGTAGCAAATGAATCTGGATCTCCTAGAGCATTTGAAGTGGCAGGTCAGGTCTTAAAGTCAACTGCTGATATAGCAGACAAACTAATGGATCTTCAAAAAAAGGTGAAAGAAATTGACGAGACTAAAAACAACACTACAAATCATGTTACTAATAACGCTATTTTCACTGGCAGCACTGCCGAGTTGCAGAAACTCATCAAGAAAGGATTCTTAGATACTAAATAAGGCTAGAATAAATTATAATTCATGTCAGAAGTAAAGAAGGAAGAGAAAGGTATCTTTGGCAAAATCAAAGATAAAGTACTTCCTGATCAGGACGAACAAGCTGCTATTATTAGTACCTTTGTGCGTCTTGGTGTTTTGGTATGGTCAGGTGGTATACTAACATTAAACTATGTTGCTATACCTGGTGTACCTCAACAAAAGATAGATCCAACTTTCATAGCTTCGGTTTTTACAGGAGTTTTAGCTAGTTTTGGCATCCAAACGGCTAGTAAGAAAGGTGATGGAACTATGAAAATGCCACCTGGCGGTGGTAGTGGACCTAATGGTAATATATCTAAAGCAGATATGGAGAGGTTGATTGACAAAGCAACTCAAGCAGCACCCGTACAGACTATTAGATTAGAACAAGCACCATTGGTCATTAACCCCTCAACTCCAAAGAAAAGTTAATCATGCAAAAAGTTATTAATGGAATCGCTATTTTCTCAGGTGCAGTAGCACTTGGAATAGTCGGTCTTGGTGGATATGTATTCATCAGAAAAGATGCTATAATAGATAGTGTCAAAGGTAAAATTATGGAATCAGTTATGCCTAGCATACCTGGTGTTGGTGGATTAGGTGGTTCATTACCTGATCTTGGTGGCGGGGCTGAGAAGTCAATACCTCCTGTAGGTACAGGGTTTGGCATTCCTAGTTTGTAAACTAACTTTTTATTATGTTTAAATATGATGCGATTTCTCCTCCTGTCTCAGGATGGTTAGAAATTTCTTTGGATACAGAGGTAATTGATTATCTCTGGAAAGTTATCCATGCGTCAAGATTTCCTGGCTTAAATGTAAAAGGATCTCTTGCAGGTAACATTTCAAAGAGTACAGGTCTTAAAGATACAGATGACTGGTTTTTAAATAATGTGCTAAAGGATTGTGTTGAGAACTATAAAAAAGAATTTCCATTTACAATTAGAAAACCTGACACTATATCAGATCGCAATATAGCGTTAGATGGTTTCTGGGTTAATCATCAAAGGAAACATGAGTTTAATCCTGCACATGATCATTCGGGTGCATACTCGTTTGTTATATGGATGAAGATACCAACAGAATCAAAAGAACAGCACAGTCTACCTTTCTTACAAGATGTTGGACAACCATGTGCTTCTAATTTTGACTTGACTTATATTGATACAACAGGTACAATATATCCATATCCATATTTTATGGATCCTGATAAGGAAGGTAAGATGTTATTTTTTCCTTCTACATTTAAACATTGTGTATATCCTTTCTATGTTAGCGATGAAGAAAGGATCTCAATATCTGGTAACATTTTTTATACATAAAAGTAAAGATTGAACATGGCACTCTCAGACAAAACTCAAAAACTATTTGATAAATTTGTTGAATGGGACAAGAGACTTATTAAAAAGTTTCAAGATAAGTTTGGGTTGTCAGATTATCAAATGAAATGCATAGCGTTTGCCAAGGGGTTTATAATAGGTGCAATCCTTCTCTGATAAAATTAAAGAATCCATAGATCCTATAAAACAACATATAGAAGGTGATGGTGGGAGTGTAGAATTTATTGAGTTAACAGAGGACTTAATAGTAAGACTTAAAGTATCTGGATCTACTAAACCATGTTTTGATTGTCCAGACCCTATGAAATATTGTACTCCATGTATAATGGATACAAGACATCTACAAAGTGAAATAAGAAGACATCTTACAGAATCTTTTTCGGAATTGAATGGCATTGAATACGATTGACACAGTAACTGTCAAAAAAGAGTTACCAATTTTTACAGTAAAGTTACCTGAGTTAGATGTTTCTCATGTAATAGAAGAGTACAGAAATTTATATCCCGAAGATTATAATAAAGAATTACCCAATGCTCCTGTGAGATCTTCTTGGAGAAGTAACATGTGGGCAATGGACTATCCTAAATTAAAATCATTTGTTTCTATAGTCACTAAATGTTGTGAAACTGTTGGTCGTGACTATTTCCATATGAGAGAAGATACAAAATTTGAATGCAATAATTTATGGATGATGTGTTATAATAAAGGTGATTATGCAAAACCACATAATCATTTTCCAAACGATCTATCATGTGTATATTATGCTAAAGTAGATAAGGATAGTGCTCCTATAATTTTTGAAGGAGATGTAGAAATAAAACCAGTTAATAATTTATTAATAATTTTCCCGTCGTTGCTCTTACATGAAGTTCCATTAACAAACGGTCAGCGAACCGCAATATCACTGAACTTTCGAGCAAATTAACATCATACATAATATTAATTAATCACTATTATTAGTTTATGTTATCAACAGCATATCGTCTACGGTTAGTAGAAATCTGCAAATCAATTGCAGCAGGTCAAGAGGTGAATTTGGAAGACATGATATGGGCAGAGAAACTGTCAAAAGCAAACACATCTGCTAGAGGTATGTTAAGTTCGGCACGAAGATTAAACAGGGATGATGACTCGTCTTTTCTTAAGTACTTGGATATCGGGGACTCTGATCCAAGGTTACACAAAAGGGGTTTCAGTGGAGCAGATGATATAGCAGATTGGTTTAAACATAAAAGGTCAGATGACTGGAGGCAAAGAGATTGATAGTCCACTCAGTCAATATAATGGTGTTGATACTAGTGATAGCAGTTACTATTGTCATCGCATATATAATGAAGATGGCATATGAGGAGATGAATGGCTGATCAAGATGTGTATCTTGGTAATCCGAATCTAAAGAAAGCAAATACAAAGGTTGAATTTTCTACAGATCAGATTCAAGAGTTTATTAAGTGTAAACAGGATCCGATATATTTTGCAAAGAATTATATAAAGATCGTTTCTCTTGATGAAGGTCTTGTGCATTTTAAAATGTGGGATTTTCAAGAAGAACTAATTAGAAATTTCCACGAATCTAGATTTAATATATGTAAGATGCCTAGACAGACTGGTAAGTCAACCACATGTGTTGCTTACCTGTTGCATTATATTGTTTTTAATGATAGTGTTAATGTAGGTATTCTGGCAAACAAAGCAGCAACTGCTAGGGAATTATTAGGTAGATTACAAACTGCCTATGAAAATTTACCTAAGTGGATGCAGCAAGGTATATTGTCATGGAATAAAGGATCAATGGAGTTAGAAAATGGATCTAAAATACTGGCAGCATCTACCTCTGCATCTGCAGTTAGAGGTATGTCTTTCAACATTATTTTTCTGGATGAGTTTGCCTTTGTTCCTAATCATATTGCTGAGGCATTCTTCAGCTCAGTATATCCTACTATCACTTCTGGTAAATCCACAAAAGTCATAATGGTTTCTACCCCATGTGGTATGAATCATTTCTATAGGTATTGGCATGATGCACAGAGGGGTAAGAATGAATACACTGCTACTGAGGT